AGCAAATGGAAATTTATCAATTACATTTGAGGAGAGGTTTGGCACTGCCCAACCGGCCGCTGTATAACCGTGAGTAATACTAGACGCGCCAGAGACGTAACTCCTAGCCTGTGTCAAATCGCCAACAGTTGCTGAATTGACGTCGGCCGCAAAAGGAAACTTGTCAATGTTAGTAGTTGCAGCTGCGAACATAGTTTCAATTCCCGACACGTACCCGGATACTGGACTTGATTGTCCAGCGGAATATGTAGCACCATACGGACTAGACGCACCTACATTTCCTACACTGGTTGCATTTCCGTCAGACGCAAAAGAAAACTTATCAATTATCCTGCTGGTGTTGCCGGGGTCCATTCCGCCTGAAGTATAACCAGATACATCGCTTGATTGGCCGGACGCACCTTTCCTCTGATACGTCAGATTGCCAACATCTGTTGCATTTCCGTCAGAAGCAAACGAATATTTATCGATTGTATTCGAATATGGCGAGTACCCGCCTGATGTGTAACCGCTTACAGAACCACTATCTTGCGAATATGATATAACCGTCACACTTGCTATCTTATCTTGAGTAATTTTTATTGCCATTTTTCTATCCTAATATTTTATACTCGTTTGTTGACATTATACTTGTTGACCTGCTAAACTATAACGACCCGCTGTTAAATTTCCTACATCAGTTGCATTACCGTCAGCCGCAAAGGGGAACTTGTCGATAATATTAGATTGGGCAGGGACTTTGCCACCAGAAGAATAACCAGACGCGGTGCTCGATTGACCAGCTGCCTGGCGTTTTACCGTCGTTAAATCACCAACATCAGTAGCGTTAGCGTCAGATGCAAAAGGAAACTTGTCGATAATATTTGTGAACGCGCCGCCATCGCCACCAGAAGTATATCCGGATACTGTGCTCGATTGACCAGCTGCATACCTTGTTACTCTTGTCAAATCACCAACATCAGTTGCATTACCGTCAGCCGCAAAGGGGAATTTATCAATTATATTTCCAGACCCCAATGTGCTATACCCAGCTGAAGAATATCCGGATACTGCGCTTGATTGGCCAGCCGGGGAATATCTACCTTGTGTTAAATCACCAACATCAGTTGCATTACCGTCAGCCGCAAAGGGGAACTTGTCGATAACATTTGTAAGCGTCATGGCGCCGGTTGGATTGGTTCGCCCGCCTGAAGTATAACCAGACGCGTCGCTTGATTGACCAGCCATATAATAACGAACCTGTGTCAAATCACCAACGTCAGTTGCATTTCCGTCAGAAGCAAATGCAAACTTATCAATTGTATTCTGCAATGCCTGTGCCGGCCACGTGTTTCCACCTGAAGTATACCCAGATACAGTACTTGACTGACCTGCCACAGCATATCTTGCTTGTGTTAGATCACCAACATCTGTTGCATTTCCGTCAGATGCAAAAGGAAACTTGTCAATAACAGTAGAAGCTGGAAACATGCCACCAGACGAATAACCACTTACCGAGCCTTGTTCAGGCGTCGTTGGATGATCGGCAAATTCTAAATAGTCATTTACAACAAACTTTGTTTTGTCACCCGGGTTAATATTACCGGATGCATCTACAACTACGGTACCTTTTACTTTATATGTCATATATCTTATCCAGCATCTGTTGGGTTTGTGATAGTTTCGCTAAACGGATCTATCTCTGTGAAATCTATTATATCATCACCAACATCTTCAAAGTCTATATTATTTGCAATAGGATCTTTTGTTTTTAATGCAGTGAGCGAAGTAACAGCAGTTGTTTTATAATTATCAAAAAATGTATCTATATCCGATACACCAGTTTGGAATCTTTCATTGGAATATTCAAACAATTCGCACTGAAGGTCGAACACTTGTAAAGCACCACTCTGATAGAAGACGCTCTCATGTTCAACGTGAGTAATTTTAAAGAACTTGTTAACCATTGGAAAGTATACCAGTTCTCCTTCCTTTGGTCTTAAAATAGTAGGGATTATGTTAGTTACATTTTTCTCAAATGTTCGCATTGCAACAGTAAATGTAACTTGGTCACGAATTTGTAAACCAAACCTACTAAGGAAGTCGCCTTCACCTTGAAATCCATCAACACTCTTAACATACATTTCCATTTCATATGAAGTATTAAAGATCGAAAGATCATCTTCATTTAATATATTGTCTACAGCCTGCAAACTACGAGTAAGATAATACGTGTCTATCCCATAAATCTGAATAGACTCGATCACCAGGTCATCAATGAGAGTCTGTTCGTTTGAATAATCATAATTATTAAAATATGCGTTAGTAGCCATGTATTAACCCACAAAATTATAGGTAAGCGGTTGCAGGGAATTAATAGCGTTTTCTTCCATCTCTTTTCGATCTGTCTTAGCTTCGCTTAATATTTGCTCACCGTTAAACTGTACACCACCTACAAGTTGCATGTTTGTAAACTTCGTTAAATTAAATCCCCATTGTTCTCTTACTAGAGCTGAAGTGTAATTTTGAAGAAAGCGATCTTGCCAAACATCAGCATATGTTTCACCACTTATGATATCATATCCTTCAATGATAATATGCGATCCTGCGACCATTATATTTTTCTTACCATCAATATAAAGGCGATTTACATGGCGGTTATATCGTACTAAAGGTTTTCCTACTAAAATTTCCTGAAGAAATTGCAGATGAGACATTGACATATAATAGTTCTGTATACTATATCCTGTAATATCACTGAGGTTATTTAAAACGAATTGGTATTGCACATTAAAAATGCCAGTACCCGTTGACACAGATGAGCTCAAGTCAAATATTCGAGTAACACCGAGCATATTTTCCGGTACTGTGACATAACCTTGATCTATTTCAGCTTGGGTGAGCTCGTGCTTAAGATAAACCATTTGACTTCCATCATAATGATAATCTCTCCAAAAAGATATAGCTTCGTCAATACGGTCTTCAATTTGTTCTTCGGAAACATTTATTTGAATGACCGGAGCACCTATTTTACGAAGTACGTAATCTTTAAACTCTTCGCGTGTTGTTGGTAATGCCATGTGAGTTAACCTATTTTTGTTTATATTTATAAAAAAAGAGCTATTGTCATTTTTCTATTGACATTTTTCAAATAATAGATATAATAGAATTATCTATTCTGGGAGTTGTGGTACTAGATTACAATAATTTAATTCAATGCAGGTACCATTTTTCCATTGACATTTCTTCAACAATGAGTATAATAGAATTATATATTCTAGGAGCCATGGTATTAGACGCGTTCTATATCTTCTTCAATGCAATTACTGCCGTACTGTATTTCAACTATCCTAACTTCATCATTTGTATTATTTATCAATTGATGCCATGTATGGACCGGAATGTATATTTCACCATGTTTTTTAAGTACTGATGTCTGTATATTATCTAGATCATCACCATGATTTACGGTTGCTTCTCCGTAACTTACAATCCAATATTCACTTCTTGTTTCGTGTTTCTGCAAACTAAGCGATCTTCCAGGCGCAACAACAAGTTCTTTTACTTTAGTGGATGGGCCATCAGAATGAAGTACGCGATAATATCCCCATTTTCTTTCTGTTTTTGGTGTTTTCCACTCAGTAAGTATTTTACTGCTGGAATTCATCTTGTGAATTCCACCTACTCCGAAAACAAATGATAATCTCTTATCTTTAATTTTCATTTCTGGAATGTTATCATCTGTTCTATCTCCACCGTTCGCAAAGATAATTTCAGCGTTTGGATACATATTTAAACAATTATGAATTGCCTGGGATGCACCACCATCGCTATCGTCGAATACCATTACAGAGTCAACGACAGAAAGATTTTTTACAATCTCAACTCTTTCGTTAATATCCATAAACGGTTGGCCTTTTTTACGAGTCAGCCATTCGTTGCTATTTACCCCAACAACTAGCACGTCCCCTAACTTTTTCGCTTCATTAAAATATGCTATATGACCAGAATGAATCGGGTCAAATCCGCCTGTAACTAAAACTACTTTCATTATCAATCTCCTAAATGCATATTTGAAACTTCGCCATCAAAGAAAAACATTTGCCACATTCTACAATCATGTATATTGCTACCAAAATATTCAGAAGCAGCATGTATTGATCCACCTTCGAATATAACTAATCTGTTAAAAATATTACCAAAAGAATCTACCGTATCGTATGGAGTCTTATCTAAAAATGTATTTCCAGGAAATACTTTATGGCCAGTCCCATCGTTCCAATTAATTTGGGAATTATGATGGATTTTAGTTTCTCTATGCATATAGGTACTTGTACCAGTTTGTGGTGGGGCATCTGGAGTTAGGTATATCATAGCGGCCCATTTTTGTTGGTCACAGTGATATACTAATTTTTCACCGGCGTGGTTGTGTTGAAACCTTCCGTTCATACCATATGTTTCCCATTCGCTAATTCTTTCGCCAATGATACTTTCAAATGTTTCCTTTAGTCCTGGAAAAAGGTGTTGTGTTCTTGTTCTTTTACCGATATACCCGTCATCATCAAAGTATTCTTGTTGAAGCGCAAATTCTCGCATCGCGTAAGGATCCGCATAAAAATTATCAATTATGAATGCTCTTTTGTTTTCTTGTAGATTGGGGTTAACCGCGTATACAGAAGAATCGTCATGATGAGTAATTTCTTCATCTTGAACTTCTATAATTTCTTCTTCTGTAATTTCTTCTTCTGTAATAAGCCAATTTTTCATATTAAAAACCCATGTGTTTTTGTCTAACGAAATCTAAATCGTATGTTGTTGCTGAGATTGGTGTTTCTTCACCTTCAAATACTTCTTTATTAGGAGACAACTTTCTCCAACCGATACCCCATTTACGTGTTAAATAATCAATATTTAACTCATTTGAGTGGTCAAGCTTTTCTTTTAAACCATTTTCGTTTTTCTCTGTTTGACTACCGGTTTCATAATACATTGTACTATCACCGTGTCCATGCATATATTTATTCTCTAGACCAACAATCTTTCGAATAGGACGATGCGACATTCGCATAATATAATCGGCATCTTCACAGTATGCGGGGTATGTGTTTTCATCAAACAACCCAAATACCTTTACAACGTTTTCTCGAATAAGGAAAAGATCCCACGCGCCAACATTAAAGTCTCCAGCATTTGGATGTATCATGCCGACCATTGGATCGCCGTTTATTCTTTCAACCATTTCGCCTAAAAGACCAGGGCCAAAGGCGACATCGTCGTTTGCAATAATCCAATAAGGAGCTAACATATAACATTTAATAATAAGGTTCCAAGCACCTGCGCACCCTACATTTGCAGGCATGTGAACTACTTTAATATTATCAATAAACTTATGATCCATTTTAACCAAACGGTTGAGCTCTTCATCTAATTCACCCCTGCCATTATTGTTTATAATGACAAAGTTTTCTACAGGATAGTCAACACTCATAATAAGTCTTGAAATCCAATAAGTGCTATTTACAACTGGTGCACCTATGACTGGGATTTTATCTACCATATTCACCAACTCCTTTATATTAATATTATTTCCGTTTTCTTTCCACCAATCAGTTATAAATTTACTACTCTGATTTTGGATTGTGTCTATATTATCCTTGTTGTCCTGTCTTATAAGAGTGGAATCATGTACTCTATTTTCTGTAAAGAACGGAAACACGTAGCATCTTTTATAGTTATAAGGATATATTACATTCTCAGGTAAAGGAATGTGTCTTGTCTCTTTTATTTTTAGGTTGAAAGAATTTGTTTCTACATCGTAGAAGTCATCCAATATTTCCTTTGCATATTCTCGTCGCATTAAATATGCACAACACGACCAATCATTCCACCTTTTTCTTCTTATTCTCATGTCACTCCAATTAACTGGATCTTCTTTAATTAGTGACATTTGAATAACCTGCCAATCTTGTGGCAACGGTTCGATAAATTCACTGAAATCAAAGTTCCAATAATCGGCTAGAGAAAAATTAATATCATCTTCGCAAAAGAAACCAATTTCTTCATCGGTCTCTGTATACCAACGGTATATCATATGTAAATGGGATACTGCAACAGATAGTACTTCAGAAGAAATACCTATAGGACTTAAGTGTGGACTTGTTATATCTAATTGTTCTCGGATATCAACGGTTCTTCCATCGTATCCTTCAATCATACAAAAATTTACTCCTCTTGAGGACAGCTGCGATTCTAAATCGCGCTGCCTCTCTAAGGAATCTTTTAAAGAAAGATAATATACTGTTGGAAAGTTTTTAAGCTGCTTCGCCATTATTAGTTCTGCCCATCATATAATCTTCAGCCATTTTTGTAGAATCATCGTTATTCTTTAAAATGCTAAACTCATTAGTATTTATAATATCTGGATGGACAAACCAATCTTCATAAGGCCTATCCTTATCAGGAGATATGTTACCAACAACAAGTTCATAGCCATACGATTTTAAATATTGTCTAGCTTTTTCTCTATATCCGCCGGTTGGATCTGCATAATGATCATGCTCAAATGTAATTACTCCAAACCTTTTGGTTTCAAACGGCATTGATAATAGTACTTTAAAACTTACTTCGGGCGGATCACAATCAATTTGCAGATAGTCAATATCCTTACCAAAGCCAAGACCATTTAAGAATGAGTCGTAATTAACAGTAGTCGCATCTTTAAGAAGACACGTATGGTTTCTTTCTTTGTTATGGCCAGCAACAAACTCTTCGCTTATATCAAATGATACGCCATTCCAACCATAATCTTTTTCTAATAAGTATGTGTTATTTCCGTATGTAGGATGACCAGAACCAACTTCAACGTAACTACCGTTTTTCTTACCGCCGAATAATGTAAGAACAAACATATCTTGGTAAGCTTCAGAATAATTCTGTTTGATATTTTCAGAACCAGAAAATTGATTTTTTAAACTACTATGTTTTTCATTTGTATATAATGTAAGACTTTTAGATGTGAATGCTCCTAATCTTACGAGGTTTTCATATACTGAATTGCGATACTCATCTTTCAAATCATAATTTGTATAGAGATCCATTAACATACTTCTTGAATCCTCACTAAGACCACACCACCAAGCAGTATGAGCTTTTTGGAATAATAAGGCATGTTTACCAGGGTAATCCACGACAGTCCTGAGAGGCTCTAATACGTCGTCTGTAAAGGAGTAACCAATTGACGCAGTTGTATACGAGTCAAACCATTTACCGTCACCAGGATCATTTTCATAAAACTTACTAAGTAAATAATAACCTTCAGGGCGATGTGGTTGTGTTGCTATTGCGTGCTGCACGATACCCTTTACAGTAAATCTTCGAGTACCTTGTTTTTCAAAACACATCGCAGCCCGAATGAGACATTCGTATTTTAACAAATCTTCTTCTGTTCTTTCGGCTGTGCGAATATAAAAAGAAATCGCAGAAGCTAGTTGCCCAATTGTATCGTAGTGTAGAGCTAAATTCCAATTACTTTCAGGGTTATTTGGATCCATGATATAAGTTTTTAACATGAATTTTAGACCAGTCATTCCAAACATTTTTCCAAATTTTTCGGGGCTAATAAGATTTAACCATTCTACTCTATTTTTGTCAAAGTCTTTATATTCTAATTCACCATTTGGTATATCTAAAGTTTTTTGCTTACCTTTTTTAATTATCCCACAACCATGATCTGTATTAACAGTGTACATTTCCAAATCTTTTCGAGTTGCTCTTAAATTGACAAATGCTTTCCAGCAATCACCATTCCAAGTACCTCCTTTAAATGGTATGATTTGATGTTCTTCCTTAAGTGGGTTCATATCGTGACATACTATATAACCACCTTCATTTAAAATATCAACTGCGTTTGTAATATCACGATGAACTTGATCTGCGTGATGTAAACCATCAACAAATATTACATCAAAAGTTTCTTTATTTTTTTCAAAAAATTCATCGGACGTTATAACACAATCAGCTTTTGACAGCGGTTCTGGGTCAACACTTACTTTGTGTTTGCATTTTATTTCTCTCCAATTGTATCCTTCTGAAATTCCTATTTCAAGATAGCTCTTTGCTTCTATTTTGTTTATGAGAGATTGTATAATATCAGTTCTGTTCATAATAATTTTCCTCTCAACCAATCATATCTTCAATTGTTTTTGGATTTACTTCTAAGATAAATGCTGCATTATCTTGGAACCCGAATGTAATAAGTATTTTATCTTTGTAATGACACATGCCTGCTGAAAATTCAGTATGTCCGTTCATTAAAGAAAAATCTTTTGAATGTTTTAGTATATTCCAGTCTTTATCAAATAATATAAACCTATGTCGATACACACCATCTTTTCTTCCAACATCACTTTTAAATAAATCAACGTCATGAGTAAGTGTAAGGTAATTATCACCAAACGGAATTACTTGCGAACCTCCACGCGGATCCTTACTTAAAAAATTACCAGAAGATTGTAAGTGGCATGTTTCTGATTCGACCCAATTTGATTCAAAAACTTTGTCATCAGTTGGAGTTTCGTTAACTTTTACAACTTCTACTGGGTTACACCATTTTACATATTTAAAAGGCTGGTCTGCAATTGGCATCCAATTCTTTTCACAATATGAATTCTTATCGTTTGGTGGATGAATTCTCCATCTTGAAACTTCTACAACACTATCTTCACGCACTTCAATTTCACAAAGTTCCATTCTCCCTTGGCCGTTTTCAGTTGTATCACGTCGTACTCCTGATGTAAATAGTTTTCCATTCCATTCAATTAAACGCGCATCCTCAAGACCAACAAAGTCCCACATTGGTTTGTAGTTGTCAAATTTGCTTGTGTCTATTTTATTAAACCGAGTTATTTCAAACGAATCGTCTAATTCGCAATAATAGTTTTCTGTCCTCAGATGCATATCGTTCTCGGGATGCAAATACGTAAGAGGTCCCCACGGGTGTTGAAACAGTTTTCTTTCTGAATGATAGAAAGTATAGTTTACGTGTCTTATATTTACAACAAGTTTACCGTCTATATTCAATATAGACGGGTTCATTAAACCTGTGCCGTTTGTAAGATTTGATGGAATAATGAGGGGGTAAATATCACCCCCATCATTTAAAACGTTTTTTGCAAAACTATCACTGTCGCCGTAATGATACGTGCTTTCAACTTCTTGTCCATTTTTAGTTTTTTCGAAAAAACTCATAATATATTTTCACTCCATAATAAAACATAATAAAACTAGAAGTTACTTATTTTTAACTTCTTCCTTTAGTTTATTTATCGCGTCGATCATGATTGCAATTAAAGGAATATATGAAACAGTTCTTTGACCATTGCCATTTTTCTTTACAAGCTCAGGCATGATTTTTTCTAATTCTTGCGCCATAACACCATAACTCAATTCTTTTGTATCTTTCCAATTAAACTTATATGTATCAATTTTATCAAGTATTGAAAAGCTATCATTAATTGGTAAAATATTTTCTTTAACTGTTGCATCTGAAAGTGAATTAAAGCCTGTTGCTGACAAGTCGCCAGTAGAAGGATTAAAATACAGTTTTGTTGTTGACGACGTAATTGTTTGAACAGATCCAGTTGCTCCAACAAAAACCGGATAAAAATCTTGATTTGTTGATGTATCATTTAGTGATTGCAATTCATATGCAGAAGCTGCTTCTGCAGCTCCACCTTGAATACCTTGTCCACCAGTAATACCTTGGATACCTTGCGAACCAACGCCAGTAATACCTTGGATACCTTGACGACCCTGAATACCTTGAATACCTTGTCCACCAGTAATACCTTGGATACCTTGTCCGCCAGTAATACCTTGGATACCTTGACGACCCTGAATACCTTGAATACCTTGTCCACCAGTAATACCTTGGATACCTTGTCCGCCAGTAATACCTTGAATACCTTGAATACCTTGAATACCTTGGG